AAATCATAGAACAATTCTCTAAACTACAAACATATAAAGTAGATAAATTTGAAGAAAAGGATGATGATGGTGATGAAGTAATTTTTAACTTCAATAAATTCGCAACTCCTGTAAATCAGTTCTTTCCTGCAATGTATAAAACAGGTATTGGTGGTTCAACATATGATAAACCAAAACCATCTATTTACGATATCTTTTGTAAGGATGAATATCTTCCTGAATTTGCAAAACAAATGAGAAGATTGACACGACAGGATGCAATGTATCGTTTCTCTAAAACTCTTGCTAAAGGTAACAAAGAACATCATAATTCTCACTTACCAACTGCAAAAGAATGGATTGAAAAATGGATGGCGGGTGATATATGGGAAGGACATGATTTTTGTTTAGCGCAAACTGATAGTAGAATTGAATCTTTACCTATTACCGCAGAAGAAGTGAAGCAATTATACAAAGATGGTGTTATTCAATATAAACACATATCATCTTTGAAAACTGCTAATTGGGGTGAAGATATTGACTCATTGGTTGATTTGGAAAAACAACCTATTCAATTAAAGTGGTATCCTTTAGGTCAAACTATTTTCCCCGAAGCAACTGCGGCGTTTAGAATTGGAATGGGAACTCAGGCAGCTGTAAACTTTCCTCCACTTACTGCGAAGTATTTGTATCAGAGATTTACAAATCATATTAAAGACCAAAAACAAATTAATATTTATGACCCATCAGCAGGTTGGGGTGGTAGAATATTGGGTGCATTGAGTGTTGATGATAGAAATATTCATTACATTGGAAATGACCCGAATACGGAGAATTATATTGATGAGATAGATAAGACTCGTTATGAGTATTTAGCTGAATTTTTTAACTCGCGTATACCAGGTGCAGCAAATCCATTTTGGGGGCATAAAAATACCTATGAGATTTATAGAACAGGTAGTGAAATTATTAGTGAGAAAGACGGATTCCAAAAATGGAAAGGTCAATTAGACTTTGTATTTACCTCACCTCCCTATTTTGATAGAGAAAGATATTCAGATGATGAAACTCAATCTTATAAGAAATTCGGAAACTACGAAAGTTGGAGAGATGGATTCCTACGACCTACATTAGCAACTGCGTATGAATGGCTAAGAAACGATAGATACATCCTTTGGAATATTGCAGATATTAAAATTGGTAAAAGTTTTTATCCATTGGAGCAGGATTCAATTGATATCCTAACTGAATTAGGTATGGAATATCAGGGTAAGATAAAGATGACAATGTCACCAATGACAGGTGTTGATTTATCAAATGTAAAAAATAGTATGAAGATTAATGGTGAGTTTTACAAATACGAACCAATATTTATATTTTATAAAAAGTAATATGGGGATGACTCGGATTTGATTATGATGCGAGTTATAATATCACAAGTAGTGGGAAGGTTCTCAAACCACTTTAATAAAGGAATCAAACAATAAACGCAGAAGAATTATCTTCATTCACCTTCGAAGATGCTATGGCATTCGTTGGTGCGGATTACGCAGTAGCTGCCTAGTCCAACTCGGGTCGGTGCACATACAACCTAGGAACAGAAGTGTTTACAAAGAGCCGGTTTTTGGTTCAGGCTCTAAAAGTTGAACCATCTGAATTTTGTAGTTTTAGCGGGGAAGTATAAACTACATATTTTTTCCTTTAGAAAAAGGAATAAACTTGTGAAACGTTGGTATTATGATTACTTTATAAGACGTGGGTTCGAATCCCACCATCTCCACCACATAAAATGTTTAATAAGGTATTTACATTCGGGTGTTCCTATTCTTGCTGGAGGCAAGATTTTTATACTGGTTTCGCAGATATTGTTGCTGAACACTATAATTGTTCTCTAGAAAATTGGAGTTCTCCTGGTAATTCGAATGAAGAAATCATTTATGGATTTAATGAAAAATTTTTTAAAAATGAAATCTTTGATTCACTTATTTTATTTCAATCTACCCATTTAACAAGAACTGCGTATTGGGATAATAGAGTAAATGATTTAGTATCTGTAAAACTTTCACAAAATGAACATTGTGATAGATTTTTACAAAGTAATGATGTTAGTAAAACAAAAGATGGTAAATTTATATTCAATGAAAATGAATTTTTTGACCATTATTTTTTAAATATACATAATGATTTTTACGAATTTAAAAAATTGTTTTATAATTTATATCATATTCAATCATCTGCATTAACTAAAAATAACAAAATAGTTTTTTTATATTTCGATGAATTTGTATTACCTTTCGATTTGTTCGATACTTTAAATATTTTTAGACCTGATATGGATTTATCTTCATCGGAGTGGGCTAAAAAAAATAAATTAACCTATTCCGAAACTGATTTTCATTTATCCGAAAGGGGTAATAGAATATATGCAGAAAAACTAATTGATTTTATTAATAAGGATCAAAGTAAGGAGTAAAGGGCCTTTCTATTCCATCTAAATTCATTCTAATAATTTGAGGATGATTTCTCACATTATCAATTATATTTTCTTTATCGGATTTATTTAGTTCCGATTGATTTACGATATCAAATATTGGACAATATCCTAGTCTTAAAGTTTTATCTTCAGGTGTTCTGTCGAATTTTGCTAACTTTTCTCTCATATTGAACATTTCAACCATTCCCTCATGAGTTCTATCAAATAGAGAAAATTGTAAATCAAATTCACCACTTAACAATCTATGTTCTGAAATATTCGATGGATCTATATGGTCATCATCATCTATACAAACTTCTTGCCATGTTTTTCCTAATTGTGCATAATGTAAATACCCCCTACCAAATGCACCATCTAATGTAAACCACTCATCGGCTTCTTGTGGTAATTCTACTTTCTGTATTGGAGCCATTCATAAAAGTTGTACATATAGTAGCATCACCTCCCATATTCCACTCTTCAATTTCATGTGAAAGATCATTTAATCCCCTTACGGCATCAACTAATACCCAATCTTTTTTATCAATTATTTTTTTCCAATATTCCGAAGGTTTCCATACTTGCCCAATTAATATCTCAAAATGGTGATGTATAATATTATGTACTTCCATAGGATAATCTTCGGTAATTCTATCGGATTCGATAATATGATAATCAAACCAATCTGAGTTATTAATTAAATCTACACATCTTTTTAGTTTTTCAACTAATATTTTCGGATTTCTAGATGGTAGTTTAAATGCGGCCCATCTGGTTTCTAATTTCCAACTTGAATCTGAAAGAAGGTCTTTAAGTTTATCAAACCAAAGTTCTGCGATTGGATGAGGCTGTACTTCAAAATTAAGAGAGTATTCTGAAGTTAGTTTTTTATGGGAATCAAATTGCCCGAAATCTATTTTGAATATTTTTTTCATAAAACAATTAATATAACCGTATATGTATAAGTATATATATTGTTTATGGAAAAACCTTTTTTTGAATTTGATTTAACCAAAGAACCTTCATTAATAGAAGAATTGGATAAAATGTATGATTTTTGTAATGAAACTCACCGATACACTAAATTGATTTTTAGAGGGCCATTTTCAGAATACCAACAAATATTTCCTGATTATGAAAAAAATAGCACGAAGTTTTTTTCATCATACAATGAATTATTAGTGGATTATGAAAAAATATCCAATTGGATTACACTTAACGGTGATAAACAAATTGGACAATTTTCATTATATGGGGAATCTTTAAATTGGAACGAATACCCGAATACCTATAATTTTATTTTTTCAAAAATTTTAGAAATTTACGGTGAAGATATAATACTTAGAAAAATAAATGAAACTGAATTTCGTATAAAGCAATTAAAAATTGATAATCCTTTACTTACAATGTATAAAAAAAATGGAATTTTAATGAGACATACTGATGGTAAATCATTGACAATGGAAAAGCAAAAACTAATAAAGCCAGCTAATATCCTATTATATCTCAATAAAAACTATAATATTAAGATAGGGGGAAATTTTGTAGTAAATGGCGAAACTGTTGCACCTGAATTTGGTAAATTATTATTTCTTAATTTTAGAGGTGATAGTGATCCTGAACACGAAGTTTCAATTTTAAATGAAGATATTAATAGAATTGCATTGTTATTTAATGTAGTTTATAAAAATTCAGGTGAAAAAGAAATTTGTAAAATTCCAAATAATTTCGTATATTCGTAATATGAAATTTAGAATTACTCACATTAGCGATACACATAATAAACACAAACAACTTAATGGTAAATTACCAGGTGGTGATATCCTTATTCATAGTGGGGATATATCTTCATTGGGTAGAGAGCATGAGGTTGGGGGGTTTATCAAATGGTTTAATGGAATTGATAACTATACTTACAAAATATTCATAGCGGGTAATCACGATATGTCTTTTGATAGAGAAAAACTATTAAGAGATAAATTAGCACACTTTGAAGGTAGAACTGAATATGATACCGAATGTGCCGAAGGCAAACCACAATGGTTAATTGATATGTTAGGTATGAGTTTAACCGGAGGTGTGTTCTATTTAGAGAATAGTAGTATTGATATTGAAGGTTTAAAGATATGGGGTTCACCTATTACTCCATCCTTTGGGTATGGTTGGGCATTTAATAAAGATAGAGGACATGATATAAACGAAGTATGGAATACAATTCCTATGGATACTGATATTATAATTACTCACGGCCCAATTTATGGATATGGGGATATGACATCTAACACATATCAAAATGTAGGGTGTGAAGATTTATATCGTAGATTAAAAGAAATTAAACCACATTTACATTTTACTGGTCATATTCACGAAGGATATGGATATAATCAAACAATATGGGATGGGTATTCATTTAATGGATGTACCTGTAATTTAAGATATGAGGCATTAAATCCTCCAATTACCTTTGATTATGATTTTAGTGAAAGAATTTTAATAGATTTTATATAACCCATTGATTTTCAATGGGTTATTTTTTTAAAATATTTCCTCAAATGCTTGGAAAATCCAAAATTTTATCATATCTTTACTATGTAATAAAAGATAAGATATATGAGAACAATGAACGAAAAATCAGTTAATTATTTGGAAAGTAATCCAGTTGTTAAATCCTTTGTAGAGGGTGTGAACAAACAAATTGAAGAGTATTACGCAAAATCTCTTCCAAATTTGAAACCCGAATATGTTACCGTTGATGTTGGTAATAAATTTATCCGATTGTGGAAAGGTTCAACTTGCTGGGGATTTATCAGTAGAGTTGATGGTGATTTGAAAGGAGCGCCAATTAAGAAGGGTGATTTGTTAAAACCTGCGAGTTGGAAAGCACCGGCAAAGCATGCCAGAGGAAACATTATGGACGGAACTGCTCGTTATGGAGTGTATGGCCCTCAGTATCTTTAATAAACTTAAAATATAAAATATAAAATTATGATGAATGGATTAGATATTTCAACATTGAAAAAAATTGAATCGGAATTTGGTTCTTTTGATATCAAACAAGTTATGGGTGGAACAAATGATGTTTACCTGAGATTTGGTTATTGGAGTAGAGTTAATGTTAGTAAATTACAAGAAATTATCGGTAGTGGTATCAACGTAGTTGAGGATGATGATTACGATGATGATTGTGGTGATTTGTTTATGTATAGATTAAAATAGAATAATGGAAAAAAAGATTATATGGATTGATATGGATGGTGTTTTGGTAGATTTTGCCAGACATGTCGAGGAAAGTACATCGAATAATGAATTTTTAAAAATAGCTTACGAAGGGAGATACGACCACATACCTGGTATATTTCGAAACCCTCCTCCAATTGAAGGAGCTATTGAAGCAGTTAATAAATTAGCGGAGAGTAATCAATATGAACTCTATATTGCAACTGCAGCGCCGTGGGGTAACCCAATGGCGGCTATGGATAAGAGATTTTGGATTGAAGAACATTTCGGTAGATTATTCCATAAGAAAATGGCTATTACTCACTTAAAAAATATGTTAAAAGGAGATTACCTTATTGATGATAGAACTGCTAATGGGGCAGGTGATTTTGAAGGTTCTTTAATTCAATTCGGAACTGAAAAATTTCCTAACTGGGATTCAGTTTTAAAACATTTGTTATGAAAAAAATAATTTTAGGTGCTACATTACTTTCAGTATTAATTAGTTGTTCTAAAGATGATGAAATAGTACCACTTAAAGAATATTCATTTACAATAGATTCAGTTCTTACCCAAACAGGTCTTAGGAGTTTACCTCAGGATAATAATGGCTTTTATAGATTAAAATTAGATGTTACCAAAAATCAATCTATACATAGAATTACAGGTAAATTTTTAGTAAATGGTAAAGAACCAACGCCCTCTGAAAAAGTAGAATGGGAAAGTAATTTGTATTGGCATTTAAAACGAAATGATACAATAGCAACAATTACTAAAACCTATATGAATCTTTATAAAGGCCAATTAGACACAATCGTTTTACCGCCTTTAATTGCTAATAAAACTGAATTAGTTCCTACCATTAATCCATCTTCTTACAGTGGAAAAAATGGTGAAATTAATATCGTAATTGCTCCAATACTTAGAATGAAGGGTGATACTTTAATTGTACAGGGTTACAATTATAATTCAAACCTAAGAAGATTTGTAAAAATAATATTAGACTAATGAAACCACGAATACAGATTGATTTGACCCCGATTACCGAAGAACATTTGGTAAAATATGGGTTTGAAAAAATAGATGATGAAAATGGAGAACCTGGTGTTTACGCATATATGCTTAAGTTACCTAAAAATAATCCAGACCCTAATTGTATGTATCTAATAAGTTCATATAATGTGGAATCAAATGATATTGGATTGGAAGAGGGTGAATACATCGTTGAATTATATGATAGTGGTGGATTAGGAGTTTGTACATTTGTAGAAGAATTGGACATGCTTTATTTCGTACTCACAAAAGAAAATTTAAAATGAAAGAAATCTTAGATAACCTAAGAGATAGAGTAGTTCGAAGAGTATTAGATAAAGTTTATACAAATGATTTTAATCTTTACAAAAAATACAGTAGGTATTCTCCGGTATTATCATTAGAAAGAACACTCACTACAATTTTGGGGTTGACTCTACAAGAAATTGCTGAAAAATGTTCTAAAAATTTAAAAGTAATCAATACTGATAAAGATGAAAAATTATTAGGAATAGATTTAAGGGTGTTTGAAGGTGATTTTATTTGGGAAGGGCAACTTAAGAGTGATTCCAATACTCAAACAGGAACTTATTTAAACGATGCGCTAGATAAGATAACCGAATCAACTAAAAAAAATTCTACTAAACCTTTTTTTGCTACCGCTTTTTCTGATTCACATGATTATATGAAGGATGGTATCCGCTACATCGGAGGAGAATCGTTTTGGGGGTGGATAGGGGTTAATTATAGAGAGTTGGAGTTGAGGATAGGTAAAACCATAGTTGAGTGTGAGAACGAGGTTCTAATGAAGGCAGAATACCTTAAAAATAGGGAAGAGATTATAATCCCCGATGAGTTTGAAAACTATGAAGAAAAAAATTCAAAAAGATTTTGGTAGAATAGTTGGAAAATTGGAAAAATTTTCGTATATTTGGGGTATCTTTTAATTATTGACTAAACTAGAGAATAATAAAACTTAAAAAATAAAAGAAAAAATTATGAAACGTACAAATGAAGAATTAGAAAAGAATTATCAAAAGTTCTTAGGAATAGTTGATAAATACATCACAGGTGAAAGAAAGCAAAGGCTATTGGAAATGTATTCTATGGATGAGTTAGGGCCTAACCTTATGTTATCTCCTGCTAGTGGTAATAAAAATTTTCATTATGCTTATGAAGGTGGGTATATTGACCATATATTCAATGTATGTAAGCACGCATTAAAAATGAAAAATCTTTTTGTTGAATGTGGTGGTACAGTAGATTTTACTGATGAAGAATTAATTTTTTCTGCATTGCATCATGATTTAGGTAAACTAGGAACTAAAGGTGAGATGCATTATATTCCTAATGATTCAGATTGGCATATAAAAAATAGAGGTGAATTCTTTAAAAGAAATGAAGCAATTCCGTTTATGAGTATTACTGATAGAGGATTTTTTACACTTAGTCAATATGGTATTACATATTCTGATAAAGAATGGTTTGGTATCAAATTAACAGATGGTGTATATGATGAAGATAATGAAAAGTATTATAAGGTATATGATACATCTAAATACCTTCGATATACCATTCAGTATATTCTTCATTGGGCAGACCATATGAGCACCGTCATCGAAAGGCAGCAAGGGTTGAATAATACTTTTTAAAATAAAGGGTAATGTGAACCCCTATATCAAAGATTCACAAAAAATAATAATTTTATGGAAAAATCAACAAATGGCGTTTTAGCCGAGCAGTTGTCCAGCGAAGTTATGAAAGCCCGTTACGCACATGGCGATGAGTGGCAAACATATATCGCGGAAAAATTCGAAGAATCAGGAATACCACCTGTATTCAAAACAATTAATGATGGTCTATCTGACCGAATTGCAGATTACCAATATAAGGGTAATTGGATTGAAGCAAAAACCTTTATCAATTCTGCAGAAGTAACTAAAATTTTAAAGTTATTTGAAACATTGCAGACATTAGAAATCAGAATGGTTATAATGTGTGAATGGGAGCCGAATTCAAAAAAACACTCTAAAAATGTTAAGGATTTAAGAGATAGAGGTGTTATTGTATTCGAAGGTCAATCAGCTTGTGATTCATTTATTATTAATGAAAGTGTAATATTGAACCCTAATAAGATTGTTAAGATGGCAGAGCCTATTTCAATACCATTTGAAAATATAGTACCCCATCCTAATAATAGAGATTTAAATATTAAGAATATTCCTACTATCAAATCTTCTATTATAAAAAATGGATTTTTTACTCAAATAAATGTAGTGCCTCACACCTTAAATGAAAAGGGCGAGCAAACTTATATGATTTTTGAGGGGCATACTAGATATTTTTCTCTTAAGGATTTAAAAGAAAAAGGATATCAGATACCTAATATAGCGTGTATAAATGTACCTTGGGTATCATCATCTGATATTGATGTACTTCATAAAATGTTGATTACAACGAATACTACTTACGCAGGTTGGAAGTTGAAAAACTATATTAAATCCCATAAAGGTAATTTGGAGATGCTAGGTGATGAATCAGGTGTTTACACATATGGGAAAATGCTTGAATCGATGAATGTAGCTAAGAAACAAGGGTGGGGTGAAGCAAATCCAATTTATATATTCTGTCATACTAACTCATTAGCTTTCGATGATATGAAAAAAGTTAAAAGTGGTGAGTATAGAATAGATGAGAAGGAATATAAGACTCAGATTAAACCTATCTTAGATTTAATGACCAGATTAACTTCAGATGATAGAAAGTTTTTAGGAACTATTATGAGGGATATTATGGTAGATGTGAGAATTCTACTTAATACCAATCAAACAATATCAGATAATTTTACTAGATTTTTAGGATTCTTAGAAATCAAATTTATAAGTGATTATAAACAAGGTAAATTTCCAGAGACTAAAGAAACTGGCCAAAGTTATTGGGAAAGTGTTAAAGAAGAATATTTTGGATTACTTAAATTAGGATTAGTAGCATAGTGACATTTTGTCAATAAAACTCTGACATAAATTCCATATCATTTCGGTGGTATGGAATTTGTAATTTATAGGGTATAACTTAAAAAAATAAAATTATGTTCAATTCAGAATTACAAAGAATTATCGAAAGAATTTCAAACGACCCGCTATGGTATCAGGCAACAACTGAATACCAAAATTATGTTCCATCTAAATTAGCAATTGATGTAAATGATGAAAAAGCAGTTATAGCATTAGCCGTATTGGGACATGATGTAAATGATATTGAAATCAATTGTTATGAAGATAAAATTGAAATCAAATCAAGTAAACCAGAAGAAAAAACACCATATAATGAATTGGTTTCTAAAATTGATGAAAAAATCACTATTGGTAAAAATTTCGATGGTAGAAATGCAAAAGCAGTAATTAAAAATGGTATATTAACTATAACATTAGAAAGAAAGGAAGAAACAAAGCCTAAAAAAGTTACGATTAAAGTTGGTTAATTGAATTTTTTTTATTACTTTTAGAAGGGAAGAGATTATATCTTCCCTTTTTTATTAGTATATATTTATAATAACAAACAAAATTTTTATGGCAAAATTTAGACAAAGGATTCAAGACAACAACGAAGCAATCAAACAAAGAATCAGAATCGTGTTGGATATGATGAACGGAGCAAGACCTGCAAATAATGCAGAAGCAATTAGATTATTGGAAGAAGTTAAAGGGTTAATCGAAACAAACAATGACCTTATCGATTTAGGATAAAATGAATTGGTTAAAAATCTTAGTAGGATTTTCAGCAATTTTAATCGCAGGTTGTGCGGCTTATTTTTCAGTTACAGGTTTAGGAGTATTATTTGCTGGAGCATCTTTATCAGTAATGGTGATGGCGGGTTCATTAGAACTTGCTAAATTAGTTGCTGCTACCTATTTAAAACAAAAATGGGATGAAATCGAAGGATTTAACAAATGGTATTTGACTATATCAGTTGCTACTTTAATGCTCATCACATCCGCTGGTATATTCGGTTATCTTTCAAATGCTTTCCAACAACAAAACCTTTCCTTACAGAAAGTGGAAAGAGATATTGCAGTATATCAAACGCAAATAGAAAAGAATGATGCTGAGATTGCTCGTTATACAACTCAATTGACTAATCAACAAAATATTCGTAACTCACAGGAAGCAAATTTATCTAAGCAAATAGATAGAAATTCATCTACAAGTAGAGTTACTCAAATGATTCGTAATGCTGATAAAGAAATCGCTTCAATTTCAAAAAGAATTGATGACTTAACAGTTCAGAATAATATTTCATTAGATTCTATCAATTCTATCAAAAATAATAATATTGAATTAGAAAGAGAAGTTGGTGGATTTCGTTTTGTAGCAGAAGCATTTAATGTTCCACTTAACGATGTTGTAAAATTCTTTATCCTTATCATTGTATTAGTATTTGACCCATTAGCGGTAGCGTTAATAATTGCATTTAATGGTTTAATAATTACAAACCGAAAAAATGATGAGACAATTCGACAAAATTCCGAATTAGTGGAAAAAAATTATCAAATTTATGGTGATAATGGAAAAAATTTAACAAAAAACGATAAAAATGAGGAAATAGTAGAAAATATCTTACAATCAGAGAATGATAAAGAGGTATTTTTCGAAAATATAGTAAATCCTCCTGCTCCAGTTGATGCTTTAATTGAAGCAAAGGAGAGATATGAAGAAGACTTAAAAAAAAAGTCGTTGAATTTGATATAGAATTAGAAAGTTTACAAAGAGATTTTTCAAATAGAGGTATTGATTTAGATGGTGATGGTTCTATCGATGGATATGATACCGATGGCGATGGTTTAATAGATAATATGACCGCACACCCAAATAGAGCTTTAGTTGCAAAAGATTTATTACCATATTATGCTAGACCTGGATTTGATTGGGGCGATAAATCTAAGTGGATAAACGACCAAAATGCAGTTAATTATTGGATTACTTATAAAAAAACAAAAGAATAGTTTGAAAATTAAAAAATTATTAATACATTTGTAATAATAACATATAATATGAAAATTAGAAAAATAGAGTCTTCACAATTTACAAAAACTGATGAAGAATTATTAAACAAAAAATTATCTTCCTATTGTAGAAGAAATAATTTATTTGCAGTTTCAACACAAACAATTGAAAATAAATTTAGAGCGATTTATATCAATTCAGAAACTCCTATTTTACTTATAAATCCAACTATAACTGGATATGCAGGTGATACAATTCTTTCACAGGAAATTTCCGAGTTCGATAGAGGTAAAAAATACAGATATGTGAATAGATCATCTAAATTACAAGTTCAAACTGATAATTTGGGGTTAGTAGTATTTGAAGGAGATTTGGAAAATAATAAAGAAGGGTTAAATGAATGCATTTATGCCCAGCAAATGATTGACCTTTTAGATGGTATTACAATTGCTGATAAAAATGTTAATAAACCAATGGTAAGAGAAATTAAACATGAGAGAAATCAGTTAGTTATGGCTAAATCACCTGAGGGTATGATTGAGCAAATTAAATTTAAGCATATCCAAAAATTTATGGATAAGGGGTATGTGATAATGTAAAAAATAATGAATAAATTTGAAAATGATAATTCGATTGTGTTTAATGCATTAGATGAGCAAACAAAAGTATTAAATAATTTATCAGCAAGATTACTCCAGGCAGAATTATTAATTGCTACTCTTACTGATATTATGGTAGAGCAAAATATATTATCTTCCGAACAAATTGGTAAAATGATGGATGAAAAAGTAAAAGTTGTTTCTAAAAAATTGGATAAAATCAGAGAAGAAAGAGAAAATAAAATTGAATCTTTTCCTTATTTCGGAGGCATAGGAGAAGCTTAAAAAATAAATTATGGAAATTTTTATTACATTATTAATAGTATTGTTATGTTTAGTAATTGGGTTTTTATTATATGGAATCGCTAACGCATTACAAAAAATTGAGTACTACGAAGGATTTATAGTAAACCGAAGAGAAGCATATGAAGAATTGTTAAAAACAATTAGGGAATTAGATAGTAAAGAGCTTTTTGAAAAAGATGATGATGTAGGTACTGTTTTTTCTCAAATTAAAGATGAAATAGAATCATTTAAAAATATTTTAGATTAAAATGCCAAGAAAACCGAAGACTCCAAAGAATAAAATGTATTTTACTTTGGAAACCGAAGAAGCGATAATTGCTTATAATAAATCAGAAAGTTTAAGAGAAAGGAATGTACTATATGTTGAAAAAATAAAATATCCTTTCGAAAAAATAGCAGAAAATGTTTTAAATACTTATAAATTTTCTTATTTTGATGATTCTCCTTCCGATGTAAAAAGAGAAGTTGTATCCCAGATGATTTCAAAAATACATATGTTTCAGGAAGGAAAGGGTAAGGCATTCTCTTATTTTACCAGAATGGCATTAAACCATTTAATTCTATTAAACAACTCAAACTACAAACGATATAAACAAAATGATTTAATTTCAGCAATGCCTGAAAGTTGGAATCCATCTGAGGATTATGTTAGTGCAGAAGCTAATGATAATCATATTGAATTTAGAAATATAATGTTAGCATATTGGGATAAAAAACTAAATTCCGTATTTGATAAGAAAAGAGATATCCAAATTGCAGATGCTATATTGGAATTATTTAGGAGGGTTGATTACATAGAAAATTTTAATAAAAAGAGCCTGTATCTTTTAATAAGAGAAATGACAGGTCATAAAACACATTATATAACAAAAGTTATTTCAATAATGAAAACTCATCAAGATAGAATTTTAGAAGAGTTTTTAAATACAGGAGATATTGAAATAGAAGAAGATAGTTTTTTTTAATATGATTAGTATAGGAATAAGTTGCTTTTACCACGATAGTTCGGTATGTTTAGTGAAAGATGGTAAAGTATTATTAGCAGTAGAAGAGGAAAGATTTAGTGGGATAAAACATGATAACTCTTTTCCGCATAAATCTATCAAATGGATAATGGAAGAATCTAAACTTTCATTTGAAGATATAGAAGAGGTGTGTTTTTATGAAAAGCCTTTACTAAAAACTCATAGAATTGTATCAATATGTTTGAATAATTTTCAGATAAAAGATGCTTTTAAATTTGCAGTAAAGGGTATTAGACAATATTATGATTTGAAGAATCAAATTAAATTTTTGTTTTCAAGTGCAACAATTAAGTTTACATCTCATCATGATTCTCATATTGGGTATTCATATTTAACGTCTCCATTTGATGAAGCAGCTATATTGACAGTTGATGGGGTAGGTGAATGGGATACAACTGTTTTAGCAAAGGGAAATAAATTAAATGATTGGGAAGAATTAGAATCTACACAATTTCCAAATTCATTGGGAATGTTTTATTCTACATTCACTGCATTTTTGGGATTTAAGCCAAATGAAGGAGAGTATAAAGTGATGGGGTTAGCTCCTTATGGGAATCCTAAAACTTTTGTTCATAAATTTAGAGAAATAATTTATCCATCAAAAAAAGGCGGGTTTAAATTGAATATGAAAATGTTTGATTATCACAAAACTGATGATGTTATGTTTACATCAGAATTATCAAAACATTTAGAGTTATTACCTAGATTACCTAATGAAGAAATAACACAAGAGCATAAAGATTTAGCCGCGGCGGTACAATTCATTTATGAGATGTACTTTTTTCGTTTATTGAAAGATTTACATCGTAGAACTAAGTGTGATAATTTAGTATTAGGAGGAGGTTGTGCATATAATGGAACTGCAAATGGAAAAATTTCAAAAAAGACAGGATTTAAAAATGTATGGATTCCATCAGCACCATCGGATTCGGGTTCTTCTATTGGAGCATGTTTGATTTCATTTTATAGGGGAACTATAAAAGAAAGATATGATAACACTAATCCATTTTTAGGGCCTAAGTTTTCAAATGAATATATTTTACAAATATTACGAAATTATAATAAAGAATTAATTTACAAAAAATTATCTGATAATGAAATCATCGATATTGTATCAACTGAAATTTCAAATGGAAAAGTGGTTGCTTGGTTTGAAGGTAGATTGGAGTTGGGAGCTAGAGCATTGGGGCATCGCTCTATTTTTGCTGACCCGAGAAATCCTGAAATGAAATCTAAAATAAATAAAATTGTAAAAAAGAGAGAAGGTTTTAGACCTTTTGCACCAATTGTGAAAGATTCCTCCACCTCTACATATTTCGAATGGGATAGAGAAGTTCCATATATGAATCAAATTGTGAGTGTTAAAAAACAATTTAAGGATAAACTGCCTGCTATTACTCATATTGATGGTAGTGCTAGGATACAAACTTTAAAAAAGAAAACCGAAACTGAAAGAGTTTATTCACTATTAGATAAATTGGAGGAGAAAACGGGATTTCCGATTGTATTAAACACATCTTTTAATGTTAAGGATCAGACAATGATATTGAACCCACAAACTGCTATAAACACATTTTTACAAATAGGATTAGATTTATTAGTATTAGAAAACTATCTAATAAGAAAAAAATGAAAAGATTAGTTGCATACGGTGATAGTTGGACTATTGGAGAGGGTTGTAATCGAGAAGTCGAAGATGCCCTCTCCAAACACGAAAAGATGGCTTACCAAAAAGAGAATAGTTGGGTTAAGTTTTTGGCAGATGATTTGAACTTTACATATGAAAATAATGGTATAAGTGGTAATCCAAATAATAAAATATTTAATCAAATTATAGATGATGTTAAGAACGGAATAACTACAAAAAATGATTTGGTGGTTGTTATGTGGAGTTCATCTTTGAGAGATTATCTTCCTTTTATGCCACATGGGCCTAAAGGAGAATGGTTAAGTTGGAGTACAAAGCACTTGATGCAAACTCCTGAAAGATTCTTTACATCAACTCAAACCGAAAATCGTTACTATGATTTTTTTATGGAAGATTATAAGAAATTTTGGCTAACCAATCTATATTCTGATTTATATTATTCAATAGTGAACCAAAACTATATAATTTTTCTTCAACAATTTTTTGCACACTATAAAATAAATTATGTTTTATGTGATGGGATAGAAGATATGTTTTTAGGAGTGAGTAAAGATTATGATAAAACTCATTTAGTTGAAACTAAAAATTATTGGGGGTGTATGCAAACTACATTTAGAGAATGGTTGATACAACATACCGATGAAACGTATTGGGAATATCAGGAAAATTGGGATAATAGAAGCACTCAACATCCTAATAGAGAAGGTTATAGATTAATTTCCAATGAATTGTATTCATTTATAAAGAAAATTAAATGGTAAGGATATATTTTTATGATTTGAAAGTTGAATTCATATCAGTATCCCATCTCCATAATCAAAAATTTTTTGAAGAAGTTGATAACGATATTGATGCGGATTTTTTATTCGTATCCATAACAAATCAATTGCCTTTTTTTCAACGTATTACGGTTAATAAAAATTTACTTAATAAAAAAATAATTTTATATAATTTTACTGAACCCATCTCATTTGGTGGAGCAAAGGCTTTTTATCAAAATTGTTTAAAAAATGGAATTTTAAGTAGAAATATATTTTTTCATTCTACAAATCATTTCTTAGATAGGTTTAATTGTTTACATAATGGATTATCAATTACTGACCATTCCGAACACTCACAATTAAATACCGGATTTAAAGACTATTCGGAAAGATTTTTAAAATTTTATTTTACTAATAATGCTATACGAAAACCAAGAGCATTAGTTCTTAACGAATTACTAAATAGAAATTTAAATTTCAATCAATCCTATGTGAGTTGCAACGGGGAAGAGCATTATGGTAATAGACATATTGAAAATTTTCCAAATATAAAAAATAATTTAGATATTCTGCAGAGTCACGATCACTCGAGTGTATTCACTTACACTAATAGAACTGCTGATTTTAATTTTCAATCAGTTTACAAAAATTCTTTTTTTGGATTTACAATAGAGACATTTTCAGATTTTGGGTTTGATAATAATGGATTTAATTCACATCTTACTGAAAAAACTTTAAGGAATTTTGCTCATAAAATACCTTTTTTACTTTTAATTTCTTCTGAGGAACAAATAAAAATAATCGAAGAATTGGGGTTCGTTTTATTTAACGACTTATTTTCATTTAAAATAGATTTAAACGATACTCAAACGACTGTTAAATCTTATGTAGATGTAATTGAAATGTTTTCAAAAATGAAATCATCTGATGTTATGAAACTATGTACATCAGATGAATTTAAAAAAAGAATAGAGCATAATTACATTCAATATTCATATTATAGAAATTTAGATATTGAAAATATATATAGATATATTTTATTGGATACATATGAAGATAAAAATTTAGAGCTCACTACTCTTAAAGAAAACGATGAGATTGTATATCTAAACATATTATCCACACAAATTTAGTTATTAGGTATTTATTATTATGGGAAAGCAACAGGCAACAGATTTCGTTTTATTTGGTGAAAAGAAATTATCTGATTTGTTTCAGGAAATTTACACCAATCAAAGAACGAAAAAACAAAAAATAGGGGATTTGATTGAGGAATTTAAAAAATCAATCAGACATGCAGGTGATATTGCTGAAATAGGGCCTGTTATTAAAGATTTAGTAAAATTTTCGGTAGAAAATGATGATTTATTAATTCGTTTGGCAACCATTGCTCAAAGGATTATTGCAGCAGAATCCAAAGGCCCATCTGATGATGGATTTTTATCGGAAGCAGAAAGAGCACAATTATTAGATGAAGTGAGAAGTGTAGCGGATGAGATGGAAAAGCAAACTAAGGATAAAGTTGATGATATTGAATTAGAGTTACAAGAAATTCAAAGTAAACTGGAAAACAGAAAATAAATGGGAATTTTTTCATTTAGGGATGATTATAGAGTATCACCTCTACCTAATAAATCTTACAATACTTCATCTGATGTAATTCAGGGAAAGGTAAAAAAAGTTTATTTAGATTTTGGTTTAACTCCAGGAGGAACTAAAATACTTCCAGGAGCAATTGAAGTGGATTTGGTTGCAAAAAACAAATCTACCACTGTTATAGCATATCCGGAGAATGAAAAATTTTTAGATTTACCCCTACAAAGTGAACTTGTAGATGTTAATTTTGCAGGAAGTATTCCTGTGTATCGTAGAATAAATTTAAATAAAACAATTAATAATGGTGGTCTGGATAGTAGCGCACCTCAACCATCTACACCTCAAACTGGTATAGGTAACTTTAAATCATTGAGTGGTGCATTAAGTGCGATAGGTGGATT